ACACTGATCCGGTCAATAAATGTGGGATCCTGTATTCTGGTTCGGTCATACTTGAGATCAGTGATGTATATGCTGATCAGCGGGCAACTGGGTATACTGTTTTCGCTGTTGCGGCTGATGATGCTTTGTGCTTGCCGGCTACTGTCTCCATATGTCACTGGCACACGATACAGAGTACCGTCTCCAAAACGCACTTGGAAATTGCTCAGAGCGCGAATCACCTGGACAATGAACCTTTTAATTTGCTCGTCGTAAAAATGCTGTTGGTAACTCATAATTAGTAATCGCTATCGGGTTTGAGAAGTGTGCTAAGATTTTGCAGGGTAGTCTCGGTCTGACCCTGATTATTAGTGAACGTGGTGTTATCGTTGATAAACAGATCCATTTGCGTATCACCCAATCCATGTGTGAGAGCCGTACGAACATCGTCCTGTACTCGAATCCAGTGGGTTCCGTCAAATCTAAACAACCGATTGGGGAAGAAATCCAGTCTGAGGAAAAAGTCGCCTTCTGCGGGAGTATCAGGAAACTCAGTGCCAGTGGTCACTGGCTGACCATTGGGAGCAGCGCCAGTGCCCACCAAGTAACCACCAAATTTTTCCACTGGACTAGCATCTGGAGGCAGCGGTGTGCCCTGTTTGGTTCCGTCACTTGTGGGCGGAATCCAGAACGGAGTTACATCATAGCCACTTTCTGGAACCAGTTGTTCAGCACGTTGAATAACTGCGTCATTGACCTGATTTACCTTGGTCACAGTGCTGATCAGGTCACTCAGTGTGGTATCAGCTGTGCCAGCTTGTATCTGGTTCAGGATCTGTTTGTATTCCTGACTGTCTACCAGAGGACTGACTTTGATTCTCCACAAGTGTGGCCACCAAGTGGGACTGTAACCTTCGGCACTACGAATGGCATCTTTCACCACATAGAATCTTTTGAGTGCAACAGGCACAGTTTCCTCCAGACTATAATAGTCCTTGAGGTGCGGTATTTCAATAACATCACCGCTTATGATCTTACGTCCCAAACGTTCCACCATTTCATTTAGGTGAAAAGTGATAAACACAGTGTCGTTTTGCAAGAACAATCCAAACTGGCTGAGATCAAAATCCAGATCCTGTACGTTGTAGATGCCTCTGAGGTTATAGATGCTGGTGTCGTATTTGCGATCTCGATTTTCCAGCACCAGCAGATCCTGTATGTTCAATGCGCTCTGATTGGTGTATACTGGCTGTGTGGGGTCATTGGTGTTGCTGAACTTGATACCACTGCCAGCGACAACATTGCCAGTTACCGAATTGGTTATGGTTACTGTGTTGGCAGTTTTGGAACACACTTTGGTATTGCCAGGAATGTTGGTTCCAAACACAAACTGTCCCACACTGATGTTGCTGGTGTTTGTGAACTTTAGTACAGTGTTTCCGCTCACAGTGACGTTGCTGGTGTTTATGCTGGCAGTGTTGTCTGCCGGACCCAGATATTTGTGTATTAAAATTGAAGTTCCACCCAGCGTGAACATCTCCGCAATTCTGCGATCAATGAACTTGTAATCCGCTGTGTGTTTGCCTTCTTGCCAAAGTGATATTCTGGGCACTATAGTATCTCCAGGTGTATTTATAGTTTCAAAAGCATAAATAACCAGTAAACAGGAGACAATAATGCCATCTCTAGATGAATTAAAGCAGGGAATTTTTGATTACACTATGTTGCGATTGGGTCATGGGATGGTGGACTGTGAACTTGATCCAGCTCATCTGGAAATGGCCTATGCCAAAGCAGTGGCCACATACCGTGCCCGTAGCCAAAATGCTGAGGAAGAAAGTTATGCCTTCCTGGATCTAATTGAGGATCAGCAAGAGTATATTCTGCCTCAAGAAGTTACCACTGTGAGACAGATTTTCCGCAGAACTATCGGTAGCACTGGACAGAGTGCAGGAAATCAGTTTGAGCCTTTTGAAGCTGGATACTTGAACACCTACTTACTCAAAGTGGGCCGAACTGGTGGATTGCTCAGTTATGAACTATATACTCAGTACCAGGAAATGACAGCTCGTATGTTTGGTGGGTATGTGAACTATACATTTAATCCAGTGACCAAGAAACTCACCATTGTTAGACGTCCTCAAAACTCAGGTGAAACATTCCTGCTCTGGACTTTTAACATGAAACCAGAAGTGTATCTGTTGCAGGATTATCGTATCAGTAACTGGATCAAAGATTACACCTACAGCATGTCCAAATACACACTGGGAGAAGCTCGAAGTAAGTTTGCACAGATAGCCGGACCTCAAGGAGGCACAACCCTCAATGGTGAAGCTCTAAAGAACGAAGCCAAAGAAGAAATGGATAAACTGATCGAGGATCTCAAGAATTATGTTGATGGTTCTACTCCAATCACTTTTATCATAGGTTAACGTTCGTAATTGGCTTAGATTGCATAAATAAAAGTATGAAAGACATACTAATTCAACTTATCCAATCAGATACGTCAAGTAACAAGTCAGCAACTAGATATTTGAATAAAACTCATCCTGAACTTTGGCTAGAAATATTGAAGTTAACAGATTTTTTGCCTGACACTGCTAAACCTAAACAAAGAGTTTGGCATATAATGAATAATATTTGGCAAATACCTCTTTGTCCTGTTACAAACAATCCAGTTAAATGGTGTGAAAATCGGTATCTTACTACGAAAGACCATAAAGCTAGAAGAAAATTCCAGGAGTTGCGAGGAGATTTTAAAAATAGTCATACCCCTGAAATTAATGAAAAACGCCGGCAATCAAACTTAGAAGCAGTACTGAATGGTAGAAAATATCGGTCAAAGTCAACTTATACTAAGTTGCAAACAGAAAATCAAAGAAAAACTTTCTTAAAAAAATACGGAGTTGATAATCCAAGTAAGAATTCTGATGTTAAACTAAAGATATCAAATGCCCGAATTAAAAATGGTGCAACTCCGAAAGAACTAAGAACCGACAGAAGACGTTATTATGAAGAAGTTTGGAAATACACTAATCAAAGTTGGAAAGATCATTTTGACGATATTAATCCTGCTCGATTAAATCGTAGCGAAATGGCATTAGATCACATTTTTAGTATTCAGGCAGGATTTATGCAAAATGTTCCTCCTTGTTGGCTTGGACACTGGACTAATTTACGTTTAATAACTATACAAGAAAACAGCAAAAAAGATATGGGTTGTGATAAAACATTAGATCAATTGATTGAAGATGCAACCAATAGTCAATCTGCCATCTATCCTATCTCTTTAAACACTAACAGTTTGAGACAAAAAGAAAGATATGCAGACGGTGTTCATAATTTTGTTGGTTTATCTAAACGAAAAGTTGAAGATGGTAGTAGTAATTTATTAACAGAATATTGTTGCCCACGTTGCAGTAAAACAGGTAAAGGACCAGTTATGTTTAGACACCACTTTGATAACTGTAAACTTTGACTTGGTTAATTGAAATAATTATTGTTGGGTGTTGTTAGCAAATACTATATACTAGTAACATGGCTCAAGTATATGGCATAGTGGGATGGATTGGCAGTGGCAAAGACACTGTGGCTAATTATATCGTGGATAATTATTCTGGTTGGCGTCGTGTGAGTTTTGCAGGGCCGCTCAAAGATGCACTCAGTGTTATATTTGGGTGGGATCGTGAGTTGCTGGACGGCATTAGTGAAGAAAGTCGTGCGTGGCGTGAGCAAGTGGACCCTTGGTGGTCTGAAAGATTACAGATTCCGGGTCTAACTCCCAGGTGGATACTACAACACATAGGTACGGATGTCATGAGAAATCACTTTCACAATGAAATCTGGATTGCAGCGGCCGAACAACAGATTCAGCGACATCTGGACCAGGGATTAAATGTGATTGTGAGTGATTGTAGATTTCACAATGAGCTCAAAGCCATTCAAAAACACAACGGAAATCTGATTGAAATACACAGAGACTCTGGCGTAAAACCAGCTTGGCTTACCTGTGCTATCAGACAAAACACGGCTTCTGCTGAAGAGCTGGAGTATCTGCAAAAGAAAAAATTAACCATGGAACATCTGTGGCCTGG